AATCACTTTGGTAAAATAACGCATTTCAATGATATAAAAAAAGATAAGATGTATAATCATGGCAAATAATTTAATATATCAATATTTTTTACCGTACAGTGGGCCAATGAAAAACACAAATGATTGGGCCGACTTGGGTGTAGAATCTGCTAAAAAATATGCGAAGGCCATCGGCGTAAAATATGAATTCTCTAATAAGGCCACAATGAATGCGCCAAATCAAAATTTGGAATCGTGCAGGATATTTTTAGATGATTATTTTAATCAATTTGATAAAGTGTTATTGTTAGATGTCGATATCTTAATTAATACAACAGAAAACATTTTTAATGAAGACGTAGAAGATATCGGAATGGTTCAAGATAGAACTAATTGCGCGTTCGTAGAAAATATTATTTCTAAAATGGAATCTTATGGTAACACAACATTTGTTAATTCAAAATCTTGTCCAAATGAAAAGAGATATTGCAATGGTGGAGTGCAACTTTGGTCAAAAGAAGGTAGACTTAAAGCAAGAGAAAGATTTGGTGGGTTACCAGAAATTTATCGATATAGAGAAGCAACTAAAATGAATGAGCAACCTTATATAAATTTAATGTTTAATCTACACAATATTAAGGTTACAGAACTTTCTAATCAATGGAATAGAATGTATTTTATGTGGAAGAATAATAAACCTGATGGTAAATTTAATCACTTTTTAGCATTACACAAAAACAGGATGAAAGAATACGTATGAGATTATATAGAATATTTGATGCACTCGGTGATAGTATTATATTACTAACTTATTTTCAAAAGTATGATATAAAAACTGTTTATTATAATCGTGGTAAATTTGAAAGACTAACTTTATTATCAAACTATTTAAATATATCATTACCAAATTTTGTAAAAGTTAATGAGAAAATTGAAACCGATATGATAGATGTATTGGTACAACTTACAAAGGATAATGTCAATCTCATTTCTTTTAATAATAACGCAGAAAAAGGAGATTATCAAACGACGCAGGTTGGTTCAAAATGGACAGCGTCTTCAGATAGAAACATAACAAAAGAAGAGACTCAAGAATATTTAACGCATGCATTAGTAAAAGACGTATCTATTGCAACAACAATTGGTGATATTATAAAATTACTTTCATCATCACAAAAACATGTTTCAATGGATTCTGGCACTGCCTGGCTATCTGCTGCTCTTGGTATAGATACGATTGTTATTTCAAAAAATAGTTATTATTGGCATGAAGCATATTATTATATGAGATATTTGAGTATACAAAAGAGCGTACAAAACATTTATCCAAAGATAAAAATAGCAACTGAAGAAGAGTTTAATAATGCATTGCTAAATAATAATGTTTCAGAACCGTATTCTTATGAAACATATTTAAATAAAACTAAAAAACTATGAAAGCGTTTATCATTTATATAAAAAATCACGAAGGCTCTACTGCTACTGCTAATTTAACTCTTGAGAGCTGTGAAAAACATGGGTATTCTGCAGAATTATATGAAGGTATAACGCCATCGACATTATCTGCATGGGAAGAAAAATACAAATTAGAAAATAAAGTTTTAAACCCAAGTCACATGTATGATAGACAAATTGGTATTAATGGTTCTGAATTTACGTATCAATGTAAATATTCTAATTTTCTAAATCATTATACTCTTTGGAATAAATGCGTAGAGTTAGATGAAAAGATTATAATACTCGAACACGACGCTTTAGCGGTTAGCGAATGGAAAAATCCTAAGTTTGATGAACTATTAGTTTTAAATGTTAGAAGTGGTTTATATGGAGAAGAACTGGATAAGCTCAGAAAACCAGAACTTTATAAGGGTGTTCACGATTATAAAAATAAATATTTGAACTATAAAGCAAAAAATATTTGGTTTGATGCCAGCATGATACCTGGCACTGCTTCATACGCGATTAGTCCAAAGGGTGCTAAAAGACTTATAAGTAACATTAAAAAATACGGGTGGGATAAAGCAGACTATATTGTGAATAATAAATCTGTACATATGCAATATATACAGCCCGATTATTTTCATTTTTCACATCACATAATAAAAAATCAAAGAACAAGTCACGGAGAATAATGAAAAGACGAGAAATAAAAAACGCAAAAGACTTGGGAGATTTTGTAGAAATACTAAAAAGAGATTTTCCTGAAGCCCATAGCTATAGGAATCACATGGACTTAATTAAAGAGAACATAAAGCCTGGATATACATATAAAGAACTTGGAACTTTTTGGGGATATAGTGCAGCTCTTGCAGTACTAGCCGGAGCTTCTGAATTACATGTTGTTGATATCGATATGGCTCCATTTAACCATCATAAGAAATATTTTGAAGATGCTCTTAAAAAAGTTGACGGAAAATTAGTACAACACGAATATAGTTCTCTAAGTGACAAATGTGTCAGCCCTTGTGATGCTATGCTAATCGACTCATTACATACTTGGCCCCATGTATATAAGGAGCTAGAACTTCATTCTCATACTGTTAAAGATTGGATTGTATTTCACGATACACATACAATTTATAAGTGGACACGACATGGAGCCATAGGCGACCCTAGAGACTTTAAGACACCAACGCCTTCACCAATTGGGCCAGGTATCAGAGGATGGCTATTAACACAAAAGGGTTCTCACTGGGAATTAGCAGAAGAAACGCCCGAACGTTGTGGTGCAATGATGATTCGTAGGAAAAAATAATGAAACTAGTAGCAATACAGACACCAGAA